GCGGGGCGGGCGCCGACCCGGCCCTGGGCGGCGTGGCGCCAGGCGGTCTGGCGTTGCAGCTCCTGGTAGGCGGCGGTGCTAAGGCCGAAAACGAACATGCCGAGGGCCATCATCATGGGGCGCTCTCCTATCGGGGCGTGAAGTATTCGATTAGTTGATGCTGGATCATGACGATATCGGCGTCACTTAGGCCTAGCAGCTCTCGGCGCGGATATTGCACCTTGGGGCCGCCTGGCCGAACCTGGTCGCGCAGCCCGAGCTGGTGGGCTTCGGCGATCCTCGCTACCTGACCGACGAACCCGACTATCGCCGCTTCGGGAGTGGCGTTGGACTTGAGGTATTTGGCCTGGCGAATCTTCGAAAACATGGCTTGCCGGCGAATCCTGCCTTGCTGGCGGCGCATTGGGCTACCGCCGCTCTCGGGCTTTAGGTAATTGCGAATCCGCCCCTTGCGGAAGGTGCGGATGCCCCCTGCCTCCTTGTCATAGCCGGTCATGCTGAGTCCGGTGTCCCGGTAGCTGCTCATGCTGGCGACCCTTTCATCGCCACCGGGCTTGCGGTAGACAAAGCGCACTGGGTAGTTCTTGGGCTCTTGCCTGGGCTTGCGGGAGGCAAAGGGCGTGCCGTCGGGGTTCTTCTGTGCCTTGATGCGCTCTCGCTGGGCCCTCGCTACGTCTTGGCTTAGCCGCCTGGCGAGCTTGCGGCGCTCGCCGGGCTCCATCTTCTGCAGCAGGGGAGCCACCCATTCTTCCAGCTGCTTCATGCTGTCGCTCATGGCTGCTACCTCATTCGGTGTCATAAAGGGCGCTGCGTAAACGACTGGCCTTTTGCCGGTCGCGTTCGTCGAGGATGCGGCCGATCTGGGCCGCGAGCTCTTGCTCGCTCATGCCTGGTGAGGCATGGACGTGAATTTCGATGCTATCGCCCTCTACCGTAATTGCGGCGGCGGCGGACGCCATGGGCTGCCGGCTGTCGACCTCTACCCCGATAGCGGGCGGCATGGGCATATTGATGGCTGGGGAGGCAATCGCTGGTGTGGCAGCGGCGGTTCCGATCAGCAGACCACCCGCCATGTCGCGCACCCGGCGGGCCATGGTCATGGCCTGGCTGATCGGCTCGTCTTCGCTGCGCTGGATGCCCTGGGTCAGCCCTTCGGCCACGCCACCGCCGATATCGCGGAAGACCCGCGAGGGAGAGTTGATGCGGAACATGCCGCGCACGGTGTCGATGGTTTCACTGGCCAGGTTTCCGGCGCTGTCCACGGCGGCGGCGGCGCGGTCGCGCACGCCGCCGGCGAAACCCTGGGCGAGCTCGATGCCGCTGTCCCAGGCGCCGGAGATGGCGTCGCGCATCCAGCCGGCGATATTGCCGGCCAGGCCGACCACGGTGTCGCGCAGGGCGCCGATCATGCCGCCAATGCCGTTGATGATGCCTTCGACGATGTTGACACCGAAGCCGGCGAATACCCGCGAGGGCGAGTTGATGCCGAGCACGCCCTTGAACCAGTCCATCAGGCTGTTGGCGAGGTCGGCGATAGCTTGCCGCGCCACCGAGAAACCGTCGGTAATGCCGCCGGCCAGGCCGTCGACGATCCAGCCACCGAGGGTCTGCATGACCTCGGGTACCTCGATGCCGAGGCTTTCAAGGGCGCTGACGATGACACGATAGATGGCCCCGAAGGGCGACCAGTCGAGCAACAGCTTGGTCACGGCGCCGATGCCGTCGCCGAAGGCGGCCTTGAGGTCTTCCCACATGCCACGGAACTGCTCGCCCAGGCTGCCCCAGTTCTTCCAGAGTAGATACCCGACGTAGATCAGCGCCATGATGCCGGCGACCAGCCAGCCGATGGGGGTGGCGGCGAAGGCGGCGGACAGCACCTTCATGCCGCCGGCGAGCGCCGGGAGCGTCTTGGCAAAGGCCACCAGGGCGGAACCGGCCTTAACCAGGGAGACAACGAAGGCGATGACCGAAATCAGCATTTTCGAGGCGAACAGGCCGCCGACCACCATGGCGAGGTTATCGTATCCGCCGACCAGGCTGGCGACCCGGTCAACGCCAGTGCCGATGGCACTGACTAGTCGCCAGCCGCCCTGCACCAGGTCTCTTACGATGGGCACGGCGGCCTTGAGGCCATCACCGAGGTCGCGGGCGAATTGCTGGACGTGGTGGCGGTTTTCCTGCATCCACCCGGTCATCAGGCGCATTAGGTCGGTCACCGAGGGCATCAGTTCGGCGCCGATGGTATGCCGCATCCCGCGCATGGTGAGTTGGTTGTCGAGCAGCGCATCCTGGAAGTCCTCGGCGGCGCGCACGGCGCCATCTTCCAGCACATGACCGATGGCGCGAGCCTGCGCGTAGTAGTCTTCGAGCGCCGACGAGCCGCCACGGATCATGTTGAGCATGGCTTCGCCGTTGTTGCCCCAGATGGCCGAGGCGTAGGCGACCTTATCGGTTTGGTTCTCGACCTGGTTGAGACGGTCGGCGACGACGCCGAGGGCGTCGGCCGGCGCCATGTCGGCCAGCTCTCGGGCGCTGAGGCCGAGCTCTTCATAGGCCTTGGCTGCCGCGCCGCCGCCCTGCGCTGCCCGGCCAATCCGGCGCACCATGCGTTGCATACTGCTGTCGAGGGCGTTGTTACTGAGGCCAGCCCGCTCGGCGGCGTAGCGCATTTCTTGCAGCTGCTCGGTGCCGACTCCCATGAGGTCGGCGGTTTTGGCGACATCGTCGCCGAGGCTGGCGGTTGTGCTGGCCAGCCCGAATACGGTTCCGGCAGCGATGCCGCCGGCCACGGTGACATTACGGGCGAACCGCCTTATCTCGCCGGTCATGTTGCGGAACTTGCCGCCGACATCGGCTTCGCCGAGCCTGCCAAGCGCGCTGCGCTGGGCTTCGAGGCGCTCATTGGTGGCGCGAATCTGGGCTTCCAGGGCGGCGTTCTGCTCGGCAAAGCTGCGTGTGCCGTCGATGCCGGGCGGCAATTCTCGGGCGAGCTCCCGGACGCCATCGCGCTGGTTTCGGTATTGGTCGGTTAGCTTCTCGACTTCCCGGCGGGCCCTGTCCTGCTGTTGCTCCAGCCGTCTTGTCGGCCCCTCGGTCGTTTCTAACTGGTGGGTTATTTGGCGAAGTTCTTCGCGTTTGTCGCGCAGGGCTTCCCGGGTCTGGGCACTTTGGCTTGATAGGTCGCGGAAGGCGGTAAGGCGCTTTTGCTGATCTTGCAGGTCGCGCATTTGGTCGCGAGTCTCGCGCATGGCGCGACCCACGCCTTTGCTGCCGTCCATGATTTGCCGGAGGGGGCCAGTTGCCCGGTCCACTGCATCGAGTACGACTTGCAGCTGCAGCTTTCGGGACATCCGGCCCTATCTCCGTCGATTGGTTGGCTTGGCTGGCTTCACTTCGTGGCGGACGCGAGCACGTTCACGCCACTCGGCGAGCTCTTCGAGGGGCATCTTGTCCATGGTGTCGGGCGACCAATGAAACACCATGGCCAGGTCGGCCATGGCGTCGTCGACACTGTTGGGCAGGGCTAGCCCTCGCTCGGCTCGCGGAACTTCTTTGCGAGCAAAAAACCCGACACGACCGTGCCCAGCTGGACGAGGTCGGCGGGGTCCATGTTGCGGATCTCGGCTTCGGTCAGGGCCGGGTCGGTGATGCGCGGAAGCACCTTGGTGAGGGCCTGGACGTCCATCTGCATGACATCCATAAGGGTGACGCCGCGCAGGGCGCCGGCCAGGGGCTTGCGCACGGTGATGGCGTCGATGGTTTGCTTGCCACGCTGCAGGGGGGTATCCAGCTCGACGGTTTCGGTCGGAATGCCGGGGGCGGTGGCCGGAGCCGGAGTGGCAGCGGCGGTGGCGTTGGTGTCGGTCATGGGTGTGGCTCCTGGGGTAAGGGGATAGGCCGGGGCTGGCCCCGGCGCTGGGTGGCTGGGTTAGAGGCCGAGGGCCTGGCGACGTTGGGCGCGGCGGTCTTCGCCGTTGACCAGGAAGACGCCGCCCGGGAGGTCGATCTCGATCACGGTCTGGCCGTCGATGGTCAGCTTGTAATAGGTGCAGGTGGTGGTAATCGACTG